GATGCCGAGGACAAAGAAAAGATTTACGGCGTGCCGGGATGGGGCAAACGCAACCGTGGAACGATTTTATGAGTTTAAAAACTGGGCGGAAACCACCGTGGACCTATATTTCTATGGGGACATTGTTTCAGACTGGTGTGGAGCCTGGCAGGAAGAGGACCAGTACCCGGATGCAATCAAGAATTTCCTTGCGGAAGCCGGGGGAAAGGATTTGAACATATACATCAATTCCGGCGGCGGTTCCGTATTCGCCGGGATTGCCATTTACAATATGCTGAAAAGATACCAGGGAAAGAAAACCGTCCATGTGGATGCCTTGGCCGGGTCCATTGCTTCCGTCATTGCCTTTGCGGACAGCGATATGCCAACCATACCGTCAAACGCTTATCTGATGATTCACAAGCCATGGGCAGGGTGCGAGGGGAACGCCACGGAACTTAGAAAGATGGCGGAAAAACTGGATGCCGTGGAAAGCGGCATTATGAACATTTATGCAGAACATCTGGCGGAGGGTGTGGACATAGAAACGGTGAAAGGGATGGTGGAAGCAGAAACATGGCTGAACGGAACCCAGGCGGCGGAGTATTTCCGGGTAAAGGTGGGGGAGGAAAACACCATTGCCGCAGCGGTGCAGGATTACACGAAACTGTATTGCCATAATACGCCAGGGGAGATTTTAAAGCCGGAGAGTGCAGCAGGGCAGCAGGACACCGGGGAGCAGGACAGACGGAAAGAGATTGTTTCACTTGCCATGGAGTACATGACCAGGTGAGGGAGTAAGAAAGGAGAACATAGCAATGACAAGAGAAGAGTTGATGAAACTTTCCAAAAAGGAACTTAAAAACCGGGCGGCGGACCTGGGGAAGAAAGCCCAGGCGTTTTCCGGCCAGGAATTGACGGATGCCATGGACGAAATGCGTCTGATTGGTGAAATCCTGGATGAAATCAAGACAAGGGAAGAATTGATGGCAGCAGCCGCCGCAGCAGGGACAGCGGAGCCGGAAGAGGGGGCAGAGGAACCGGGAGCCGGAGAGGGGAGCCAGGAGCCGAAGAACCAGGCCAGGGCAAAGAGCGGCAGGGCCTTAAAGGACGGGAAGAAAGTCACTTTTAAGGCAAAGGCGTTGGCAAGTCCCAGGAACGCACTTTCCACCGCCAACGGGATTGTGATGCCGCAGTATGACAGCCCGGACATTTCCCCCACGTTCAACAATGTTTCTTCCCTCATTGACCGGGTGCATACCGTTCCGCTTCCGGGCGGCGAAAGCTACAGACGGCCCTATGTGGTTTCCTATGGGGACGGGGCAGGAAGCACCGCAGAGGGAGCGGACTACAACGCTTCCGAGCCGGTATTTAACTATGCGGAGATTGTACGGGAGAAAATCACGGCCTATGCCGAAGAGCCGGAAGAAATGATTAAATTGCCGGATGCGGATTATGATGCCGTGGTGGAGGACAGCGTGACCCGTGCAATCAAGCGTTACGCTTCCAGACAGATTTTAGTGGGGCCGGGCGGAACTGGAAAGTTCCGTGGAATCTTTTTCAATCCCACAGAGGAAAAGGAACAAGTCATTGACCCGTCCACGGACATCACCACGATTACGGCCATTGATGACGGGACCCTGGATGAAATCATCTATTCCTATGGCGGTGATGAAGATGTGGAGGACGTTGCCGTGCTTATCCTCAACAAAAAGGACCTTAAAAAGTTCGCAAAGTTGCGTGACAAGCAGGACCGCAAGGTGTACACAATCAAGAACCATGGAAACACGGGAACCATTGATGAAGTGCCTTTTATCATAAATTCCGCTTGCGGAGAGGTTGGCGGAACCGCCGGGGCATATGCCATGGCATACGGCCCGTTAAGTAATTATGAAGTGGCAATTTTCAGTGATATTGATGCAAGGAAATCCGAGCATTACAAATTCAAGCAGGGCCAGGTTGCTTACCGTGCGGATGTGTTCATGGGCGGAAACGTGGTTGCCAAGAATGGATTCATCCGTGTAAAGAACCCGGCAGCGGCGAAGTAGGAAGCAGGAAAGGCGGCAGGGCATGACAAAGGAAGAACTGATTTCCAGGGCAAAATTGCGGATTCGCAAAATGTCAACTGACACCCTGGACATAGACGTGGGGCAACTGGTAGAGGTTGCCCTTGCAGACCTAAAGCGCATAGGGGTGCATCCGTCATACTTAGGGCCGGAGGACATAAAGGACCCGTTGATTGTGGAAGCCGCTTTACTCTATGCGGATGCAAACTTTGGACACCCGGACAACCACAAAGAACTGATGGAATCATACAACATGATTTGCACGAAAATAAAGGGCGGTGGCTACAATCGAAGCAATAGTGAAACTGTTGGTTAAAAAGAACCCAAAGGAATACCTGGAAAAAGAAGCCTATGGGACAATCCACCCGGTAGGCCGTGATGAATTTACGGCAGCAGGGCAGAAAAGTTTCAAGGCATCCATGATGGTTGAGGTTTGGGGATTTGAATATGAGGGGCAGACGGAAATAGTGGTGGACGGCAGGACATTGGCTGTCTATCGGACATACGGCCCCAAAAGCAACGGGAAGATTGAACTTTACGCCGGGGAAAGGGCTGGTAAGAATTGAGGACATCCATTGACGGCCTGGGGGATGCCATAATGTCACAGTTGGAGGAATGGACAAACGGGGAGTTGAAACAAGCCGTAAATGAGGGCTTGAAAGAAACCGCCGCCGCAGCGGAAAAGGCGTTGAAGCAGGGCGGACCGTACACGGAGAGAACCGGGAAATATACCAAGGACTGGACGCATGACGTAAGGGGCAGCAGGGCATCCGCCATTACTGGATTGAACGGATATTCCGTGTATAACAAGAAACATTACCAACTGACCCATTTACTGGAAAAAGGGCACCAGGCAAGGAACGGCGGCAGGGTAAGGGCGTTTGAACATATCGGTCCCGTAAATGATACCCTGGGGGAATTGGCCGTACAGAAGATAACGCAGAAAGTGAGGGGATAGCGTGGGGGTTGAAGAACTTGTGCAGAGGGCAAAGGCATTTTCTGTAAAACACGGAATACCGCTTGCGAAGAACCAATTTGAGGGAACCGTTGATGACCCGGTGCCGCCACTTCCCTATATGGTTTATATGCTTCCGCATGACACGGGCAGGGGAGCGGACAACCTAAACAATTTAAAGGCCAGGGATTTTGACCTGGAATTATATACCGTGGCGGATGATGAAGAACGGGAGGACCTGGCCGGAAAGATGGAAGCGGAGATTTTCCCGGATGTGGAATATGAAATGTACCTGGCCCCTATCCAGGATGAAGAATGTTTCCAGACGGCCTATGAGGTAAAGGGGCTGCTTACCAAAACGAAAGGAGCGAAAAGAGCATGAACAAAGAAAGCATTGTCTTAGGTTCCGGCGATTTGTATTGCACGGAGTTCGAGGGCACGGACAAGGAATTGCCAACCAATGAAGCATTGGAAACGGAAGAAAACCGCCTGGGCTATATCAAAGGCGGTGCTGAAATCGAATATGCACCGTCTTTCTATGAAGCCAAAGACGATATGGGAAAGGTTTCCAAGGTCATCATAACGGAAGAGGAAGCAACCTTTAAATCCGGGATTATGACCTGGTGCGGAACCACGTTACAGAAATTATGCCAGACCGCAAGGGTCACGGAGGACAAGGCAAAGAAGAAACGCATTGTGAAGATTGGAGGAATCGGCAATGCGGATGGAAAGCGGTATGTTATCCATTTTGTACATAAAGACCCGGTGGACGGGGACGTAAGGGTAACAATCGTTGGAAACAACCAGGCCGGATTTACCATTGCATTTGCCAAGGACAGCGAAACCGTCATTGATGCAGAGTTTAAGGCACAGCCCATGGACAAGGAGGGCACGCTTATTCTGTATGAAGAGGATATGGACGCTACAGAGGAAGCAGCAGGACCCGAAAGCGGAGGGGGACAAGGCGGAGAAGAGGAACCCGGCGGCGAAGTATAAGACCGTAAGAGCGGCCAGGGAGAAGCCACCAGGCCGCTTATTCCATGAAAGGAGAATGAGGGCATGGCAGTAAAGGAATTTAATTGCAACAAGCTGAAAAGGACGTTCTGGCAGTTCACGCTGAAAGACAAGGTGGACGGGGACGGGAACGTGGTGGAAAAGGGCAGGAAAATCATTGTGAGGATGCCGCAGAAACAGGTTTTTGAAGCCATTAAGGAAATCCAGGACGTGGAAGAGGAAAACGCCACGGTGGAGGACACGGAAGCCATTTACAGACTGTTGGCGGCAGTCCTTAACAACAATATGAACCGTGTAAGGGTGACAGAAAAGGACCTGGAGGATTACGACATAGAAGAGTGTACGGCAATCCTGGAAGCCTATATGTCGTTTGTGGACGAACTGAAAACAAACCCAAACTAACCATGCCCTTTTATCCACGCCAGGATAAAGGGGAAGAGATACCGTACACATTGCTTACACGCCCGGAAAAACTGGTGATGGATTATTGCCATATAGACATTTACGAAGTGCAGGAAATGGAGATTGACGTTTATCTGTTTTTCATGCGTGAAGCAATGATTTATGAAAATTCACAGACCGAAGAGGGCCGGGAATATCTGAAAAACTGTTGGCGGATGGAGCAGACGAAGCCGGACCGTGAGGGGCTACGAAGAAATTTCAAGAAGAAAGGGGGCTGATACCGTGGCAAACAAGGGGATAAAGGGAATCACTATTGAGATTGGCGGAGATACCACCAAACTTGAAAAGGCACTTTCCGGCGTGAATGGGAAAGTGAGGAATACCCAGGCAGAACTAAGGGAAGTAAACAAACTTCTTAAAATGGACCCTAAGAACACGGAAGCCCTGGCACAGAAACAAACGCTTTTAAGTGATGCCATTGAGGAAACCAAGGAAAAACTGGATATTCTGAAAACGGCGGAAAGGCAAGTGCAAGAACAGTTCCAAAGGGGAGAGGTTTCGGAAGAGCAATACCGGGCATTGAAAAGGGAAATTGAAAAGACAAGCCTGGAATTGGAGGATTTGGAGGAAGCGGCAAGGCAGACGGACAAGGCCGTGGAAGAATTGGGGAAGTCATCCGCCCTTTCCGGCGAAGAATTGAAAAAGGCAGAGGAAAAGGCCGGGACTTTCAAGGAAAAGTTAGGGAAGCTAGGAGAAGCGGCGGAGGGTGCGGCAAAAGCATTGGGGGCCGGATTCGTTGCCGCCGCTACATATGCCACAAAGTTTGAAACGGATTGTGACAAGGCATTAAACACAGTCATTACACAGACGGGGGCAGCAGACAGTGAAGTGGAGGGGTTGGAAGAAACCCTTTTAAGCATATACAAGGATAATTTTGGCGAGGACATAAACGACATAGCAACGGCAATGGCGGCAGTCAAGCAGCAGACGGGCCTTGCAGATGAAGAACTGAAAAACACCACGGAAACCGCAATTCTGATGCGTGATACCTTTGATATAGACGTAAACGAGGGCATCCGGGGCGTTAATGCCATGATGAAGCAGTTTGGTATTTCTTCCGAGGAAGCATACAACCTTTTGGCCCAGGGGGCACAAAAGGGGCTGAACCAGAACGGGGACCTTGCGGACCAGTTGGCAGAATATTCCGTGTATTACAATGACCTGGGGATTTCCGCAGAGGAAGCATTTAACATGATGGCGAATGGTGCCAAGAACGGCACGTTCCAGATTGATTATCTGAATGATGCCGTGAAAGAGTTTGGCATAAGGGTAAAGGACGGAACGGCGGATGATGCCTTTAAGGAATTGGGGCTTAATGCGGAGGATTTGAAAAAGAAGTTCGCAGAGGGCGGCGAAGGTGCAAGGGAAGCCTTTGATATAGTGAATAATGCCCTTTTTTCTTGTGATGATAAGGTGCAGCGCAATATTTTGGGCGTTACCCTTTACGGGACCAAATGGGAGGATTTGGGAGAAGATGCAGTGCGTTCCCTGGTGAATACCCAGGGTGAGATTTCCAACGCCAATGATGCCCTGGAAAAGATAAATGAGAATAAATACAATGACCTGGGGAACCAGTTTGAAGAGTTGGGGCGGAACATCAAAGTTGATTTGATAAAGCCCATAGGCGAAGAACTACAGCCAGTAATCAGTGATGTAATAAAAGAAGTCAAAAGCAAAATACCGCAAGTAAAAACCATTGTGCTTGCGGTTATCGACAAGGTAAAGGAATTTATCTCTTTTGTGTCAAAGCATGGGTCACAGATTATTTCAATCATTGCCGGGATTGCCGCCGGGATGCTTGCATGGAACGTGGTAACAATGATTCAAGGGCTGATTTCTGCCTTTAAGGTATGGAAAACAACCACCGAGGGCGTGACGATTGCACAGAAACTTTTAAACACGGCAATGAACGCCAACCCTATCGGCATTGTGGTAACGATAATAGGAACGCTTGTGGCGGCACTTGTTACCTTGTTCGCAACGAATGAGGATTTCCGAAACAAAGTGATTGCCATATGGAACAAAGTAAAGGAAGTGGCGGCGGACGTTTTCGGTTCCATTGCGGACTTTTTCACAGTCACGATACCAAACGCCTTTAAGGCCGTGGTGAATTTCATAAAATCGAACTGGCAGGGGCTTTTACTGCTGATAGTCAATCCATTTGCCGGAGCCTTTAAACTTCTTTACGATAATTGCGGGGCGTTCCGGGAATTTATAGACAATCTGGTGGCGAACATCAAACAATTTTTTCAAAATTTGTGGGATGGCCTGGTTTCCATTTTCCAGGGTGTAGGCCAGTGGTTCACGGACCGGTTCACGGAAGCATACAAAGGCGTGACCCGTGTATTTGCGGCAATCGGTTCCTGGTTTGGGGCACGGTGGAACGATATAAAGAACGCCCTGGCCCAAGTGGCAACCTGGTTTCTCACCATGTTCACCAATGCCTACAACAACGTAACCCGTGTATTTGCGGCAATCGGTTCCTGGTTTGGGGCACGGTGGAACGATATAAAGAACGCC